TATAGTAATCTGTTAACTAATTAGGTGTTAACAACCTTAATTATTTATTCCAATTGGAATTGTATATTTAAGGGTAAATTGTTATATATCTCAATAATAGTGAGAGCTATTAACTTTCTGATTTTTCTACGACGACCAATATAGGTTTTGTCTAAGGAAAAGTCAGCGGTTTCTATTAATTTAATAAGTTCACCGCCTTCCTCATCAGAGGCATCTATTCGGGCTTCACTAATCGGATCAATTACCGATTCTATTGCATCTTCCACATCATAGAGCTTTCACAGTCTGTTTTGTATTACGTGTAGTATAGGGTGAACCTCGCCTTGTCGAATACTCTGATGATCGTGTGATTCGTATGATTTTAATCCAAGAAGTGATTTTGGGATTGCTTCGACATGTTTTTTGAATTGATCTAAACTTCTAAAGAATTTTAGTAAATCTTTTTGAATTTCATGGATTGCTGATAAGTTTTTGTGAAGTTTTCTTAACAGAAGATTTTTTAAATGTCACGTGTAATATTTTATTGATACACGGGATCAAATACCTATTTGCATCTCAGGATTACTGCTATTTTTATCACAGTAAGACGAGAGTAAAGGGTAACTGGTCTTGTCCTTCCCTATAAGGGGACATGGAACTTCCAAAACTATTAGTAACTTTCTACGTATATCTGTTCTCCGAGGGAGCAGCATATGTAAAAGGGTCGACCAATTTGCTACCGTATTAAATCTATATCTTTCGATATGAATCTTAAAATTGAAAGATTCTGTATAAGGGTTCTTGATCCATGTGGTCATTAACCTTCATGGTATAGGAGTTATCTCCCTAGACCCAGAGAACAATCTCTTGGCTATTTCCCCACAAGGGGGATGACTACATTTTCGTGTTCATATTTGTGACTTAGCTGAAGAAATGTCAACTTGATAATTGTTTTCAATTATCCTTTTATAGTTTTTAGCTACAATTTCTTCAAATATGGCAACATCATCACCTAGGACTATATAATCTTGAAAATCATTACCAAAACCGTAACATTTGGCGATAAATTTTATCAACAAATGATGGGCTATGGAAAATGATGATCATGAAGATAAAACTCCTTGAGGTGATCCTGTCCCATATTGTAGATTTTTGTTTAAACTTTTGCTATAAAATGGACGATTAACGATTAGCCTTTCTCACACTAATGATATCTCGGGTGTGGTAAATGATCGAACGATTTCTCTCTGTAGAAATATAGGGAATCGGTCAGTTGCCTTACTAAGATCG